AAGACGGCTTTTTTTCTGGCTATTGTAATGTGTTTGATGTTCCAGATAGCTACGATGAAATCGTTAGAAAAGGGGCGTTCGCACAGTCTATTCAAGGTTGGAACGCTCAAAATAAAATGCCGCCTGTGCTATGGAATCATGACCGCAATCAGCCTATTGGCGTTTGGACATTGCTTAAAGAAGATGAGCACGGCTTGTATGGTGAAGGTCGATTGCTTGTAAATGATGTTGCTAGAGCAAAAGAAATTCATGCGCTTTTACTTGCTGGTGCTATTGATGGTTTGTCTATCGGGTATCGGCTGAATAAGTGGGCGTATAACGAAGTGGATGACGTCTTAGAATTGCTCGAAATTGACTTGAAAGAAATTTCAATTGTTACATTCCCGGCTAATGAAGAAAGCCGTGTTGAGGTGGTGAAATCCGCTTTGGCGAAAGGCAGTTTGCCGACATTACCCGAATTTGAGAAAGCTCTGAGAGATTTAGGGTTTTCAAAAACGCAAGCAACGATTGTTGCTAGTCACGGCTTGCGCAAACTTCTTCAGGGCGAGCCTGAAAATAACCAAATTAGCAACGCAATTAACATTCTTAAATCTATCAATGGGGAAAATTAATTATGCCTGAACAAGAAAAAAATGTTGAACAGCTCGCCACTGAGTTGAAAAAAGCCACCGATTCTGTGAAAGATTTGGGTGAAGAGCTTAAAGGAAAAATGGCGAATGGTGAAAAGGGTCTTGAAGATCTGAAAGAGCGTGTGGATGAAGCGTTAACCACTATCACCGATACCAAGACTCGATTAGACGACATTGAACAAAAAATGGCGCGTCGTGGCCATGCTCAAGAAGCCGAAAAATCCATTGCTCAACAATTAATGGATACCGAAGGCTTTAAATTATTTGCGCAAGATCCGCGTTCCGGTAAATCTGCTAAATTAAGTTTGAAGGCTACCATTACCAGTTTAACAACTGATGCGGCTGGTTCTGCGGGCGCTTTGGTCGTTGAGCATCGCGTACCTGGGGTTGTGGCAGCGCCAAATCGTCAATTAACCATTCGTGATTTGTTAATGCCTGGCACCACCGACAGTAATGCGATTACCTATGTTCGTGAAAAAGGTTTTACGAATAATGCTGCTCCGCAAGCGTCCGAGGGCGCTAAAAAAGCACAATCCGATCTTCAATTTGAAGAAGTTACTACCAGCGTTAAAACTATAGCGCACTTTGTGAAAGCATCTCGCCAAATTTTAGATGATGCGTCAATGTTGCAAAGTTACATCAATGGTCGTTTAACTTACGGTCTTAAAATGAAAGAAGATTTACAGTTATTGAATGGTGATGGCACTGGCGGCGGTCTTCAAGGCATTATGCAGACAGCGCAATCGTTCGCAGATCCGGCAAAACTGGCATCCTATACTATCATTGACCAATTGCGTTTAGCGCTGTTACAGGTAGTTCTTGCTGAATATCCATCTAATGGTTTCGTTTTAAACCCTATTGATTGGGCGAAAATCGAATTAGAAAAAGACACAATGGGTCGTCATATTATCGGCAACCCTCAAAGTTTAGCTCAGCCTACTTTATGGGGCATTCCTGTTGTACAAACCCAAGCAATGACTGCTGGAAGTTTCTTAACTGGTGCATTTGATTTAGGCGCGCAAATTTTTGACCGCCAACAATCAGGCATTGCAGTATCAACCGAAAACGAAGATGACTTTGTGAAAAACTTAGTCACCGTCCTTTGCGAAGAACGTTTGGCGTTAGCAATCTACCGTCCTGAAGCATTCGTGAAAGGTACGTTGGCGGCGAAAACCAAATAATCCATAGCCCCGGAAACGGGGCTTTCTTTCGGAAATTATTATGCTAATTGATCTCGAACTTATCAAACAGCATTGCCGCCTTGATCACGATGACGAAGACGGGTTGCTGACTTTGTACGAATCTGCCGCGAAAGAGTACATCGAAAGCCAGTTAGACCGCACTTTATACGCGGACAGCGTGCCGGAAGATGTCTCAAACGGTTTAGTCATTAATTCGGCAATCAAACAAGCCATGCTGATGACAATCGCGCATTGGTATGAACATCGGGAAAGTGTCGCAGTCGGTGTAACCACGAAAGAAATTGAAGAGGGTGTTTGGCGATTGATCCAACCTTACCGAATTATGGGAGTGTAAATGGAAATCGGAAAATTGCGCCACCGCGTAACGCTACAAAAGCAAATCAACGACCAAAACGATTACGGCGCGACGGTCACGAAATGGCGTGATGTTGCGACTGTATGGGCGGAAATCAAGCCAACATCGGGGCGGGAATATTTCTCAGCTCAACAAGTGCAATCCGAAGTGACGACGCAAATTTGGTTACGTTATCGTGATGACGTTAAACCGACAATGCGCATCAATCACAACGGCAAACACTATGAAATCTTATCTGTTATCAATACAAACGGACGAAACACATCATTACAGCTGATGTGTAAGGAAAATCCGAATGAGTAGCGTAACGGTAAAAGTAACCGGCTTGAAAGAGTTAGGGCAAGCGTTAAATGCTTTGGGTAGGAAAGCAAAAAATCGCATTGCCGTGAAAGCTATGCGGCGCGGTGGCGCGATTATTCGTGATCGCGCGCGAGCAAACGCTCCAGTATTAAGTCAGCCGTCGCCGTATCGGAAGCCTGGCACTTTGCGTAAAGCGATTTCATCGCGCACGAAGATCGACAAAAACGGCAGAGTAAATACTTATGTTTGGGTGAAAGGGCTGAAAACGAAACAGGTCCTCAAATTCAAGGATAAAACAGGGAAAGGCGGTGCATATAACCCGCGCGACCCGTTTTACTGGCGATTTGTGGAGTTCGGCACATCTAAAATGCCCGCGCGACCGTTTATGCGACCCGCCTTTCAGCAATCGAAGGAACAGGCGGCGCAAGCCATCATTGACACACTGCAACAAGAAATAATTGCGGAGGCTGGGAAATGACATGATCCAACAGAAACTTTTTAGCGCTCTGTCGCCTTTGGTGTCAGGTCGTTGTTTTTATGGGTTGATTCCTGAAACAAATAGTGCCAATCCAGTCATCGTATATCAATTCCCAACAATATCACCAAATTCAGCGTTGGAAGATGGGGATTTGGATGATTTCACGGTGCAGATTGATGTTTATAGTAAAAATCCTGATGACATTTTCGCTCTGCGAAAGGCTATTTTTACCGCGCTTGAAACGGCATTTGATTATGCCGAGAGAGAAAGTGATTTCAGTGACTACGAACCCGATACAAAATTACATCGTCGGGTAATAACTTATCAAATTGCTTATGGAGAATAAAACATGGCAGCAAAAACCACACCGTTCCAAAAAACACGGTTTTATATTGGCACATCTGAAGATGCCGGCAAGAAAATTACAGCTTGTGCTGTAACACCAAATGCAACAATTACTATCCCTTCAAGCGGATTCAAAACTGGTGATTGCGTCTTAGTTACCGGCTTAGGTGCGTTAGATGGATATTATCCAGTTAAATCTGTTGCGGCAGATGTAATCACATTGGCCGATGAAGTTGATTGGTCAGCGTATGATCAACCAACAGTATTTACTGATGCTAAAGCAGCATTAGTGAAATGGTCAAATAATTTCTGTGAGCTCCGAAATTTAGAGCGTAGCGAAGATACATTGACCGAAGAAGATGTGACTACCATGTGTGATGATGGCAAAGCCACCGAAGCAGGTGAGTTTGAGTACGGTGAGACTCAGATGAAGTTCTTTACTGCGCCAACATCCGAAATGCAAAAATTATGCCGTAAAAAATTCTTTTCGAAATCGAAGTTCCCTTTCCGTTTAGTTTTCCCAAATGATCAAGGCACGATGTATGGCACTGGTTATTTCAAATCTGGAAATGGTTACTCCGGTGAAACTATGGGTAAATTTGAAAGCGGTGCGACTATTAAGCATACAAAACAGGAGTACCATTTACCTGTAGCTTAATAATAAAAAAAAGCCAAGAGTGATCGGCTCTTGGCTTTAATTATTTGATTAACCTTTAATGCAGGAGAAGTTTACCTGCGAGTAAATTTTAACCATAAAAGAGGGTAAATACAATGGATTTGAGAAACAAATTGTTGAAGCATAAACCTAAAGTAACCGAAATTGAAATTCTTGGCGAAAAGTACTATGTAAGAGCATTAAGTGTCGGTGATGTGAACCGTGGATTGTTTGGCCAGCACAAACTATTGTGTGATATTGCAAAAGCACAAGGTATTGAGCTTGATTATGATGATCCTGATGAATTAGGCAAGCAATTAGGAAAAGTTTACGATCCATATCGTTTAGCCCGAAATCTAGCCCTCCGCTTATGTGACAAAGATGGAAATCTATTGTTTGATTTTGAAAATGAAGATGACTTGAAAGCATTATCAAGCCTAGATAATGAAGTTTCCGAAGAATTAAGTCGAGCATTGATGGGCGATGAACCAAAAAACTTAATGACCGACGCAAGTTCCAAATAACTTTATCGCTTGCGTTGGGCAAAACGTTAGAAGAAATCGAACAAATGCCTGAAAAACATTTTCAGGAATATATGCTGTTTTATCAAGAACAGCCATTTGGTTTATGGAGAGATGATTATCGCACAGCGCAGATTGCTCATTTGTTAGCGTTAATTCATAAAGATCCAAAACAGAAAGCCACAACATTGAACGATTTAATGCCATTTTTTAATACAAATAAGGCATCAGAAGATAAAGAAGATGATGGCGTAGAGTCTTATTTGTTAAATCGTTGATTGTTTAGTAAAAAAGTTAAAAAAATTAGCTACTCCCTATTGATTAAAATGAATGTATTTTGTACAGTATAGGTAAGTAAATAAGGAGGGATTATGTTTAAAGATGAAGTTAAACTTATCCATTGGTTGGGCAAAGAGGTTATTGCGTTTTTCGCTTTATTCTTTATGTTACCTATTATTTTTATCTTGGCTGTAACAGGCATAACCACAAAAATTTTACTTGGTGTTTCTCTGGCTTACATTACCTTTTTTGTTTTTGCAAAAGTTGCTATGTTTTTCTTTATGAAGAAAACTGAAAATGAAGTGCTGCAGCAAATTGAAAAAGAAAACGAAGTTAAGTACGTCATCATTAAATAGTTAGTGTTTGTATAGAAAGCTCGCAATATGCGGGCTTTTTTTATTTCTGGAGAAAATATGTCATCACTTGGTAGTTTGTATATTGGGTTAAGTCTCGATACCGTCCAATTTCAGGATGGATTGAGTAAGTCGGAGTATCAGACCCGAAAATTTACTAGACAATTTGAAGCTAACTTTTCTCGCGCTCAAGAAAAAGCACGTCAGTTCTCAGAACGCACTACGCAATATTTAAATAATATTGAGAAAGCTGCCAATAACATCAATTCGACAACAAAATGGAGTTTTCGCCTTGATAATTTAGGTAGAGCGCAAGATTTGTCAAAGCAAGCTATTGCAATGATGGATAGCTACACTGAGCTACAGAACCGTATTAGACTGGTGACTCATAGTCAGACAGAAATGGCTCAGGCTACAGAAAGCGTGTTTGATATATCATCTCGAACCAATCAAGCTGTTGGCGCAACCGCTCAAATCTATCAACGTTTTGCAAAAAATGCTGATACTTTAAATATTAGTCAGCAAAAAGTCGTAGAACTAACAGAAACTGTATCAAAGGCAGTCGCTTTATCAGGTGCCGCACAAGCTTCATCAGAAGCGGCATTAATGCAGTTCGGTCAAGCATTGGCTAGTGGTGAGTTGCGCGGTGCTGAACTTAATTCTGTGATGGAACAAACACCGGCTTTAGCACAAGCTATTGCAGATGGTTTAGGTGTTAGCGTTGGCGCACTTAAAGATATGGGCAAGAATGGTGAGTTATCTATCAACAAAGTGATAACTGCACTTGAAAAAGCAAAATCATCTGTGGATAGTGATTTCGAGAAACGTGTAAAAACACTTTCGATGTCATACACCAATCTCGAAACATCATTTATTAAATATGCCGGTGAAGCTGACCGCACTTATGGAATCACACAAAAACTTGGCGAGAGTGTAGATTTTGTTTCGAAAAATCTTGATCAATTAATCACTGCAGCGGTTGTTTTAACTGGTGCCTTAGCCGTTGGCAGAATTAGCCAATACAGTGCAGAATTAGCAAAATCTGGCATTGTCAGCGCCAAAAATGCTTTAGCTCATACTGCAGAAGCAAAAAGCATTTATGAAAGAGCAACAGCAATGCGAGTTGCCGCACAACTTGAAATGTCTAGCTTGACCGCACAATTACAGCTTGCTCAATCTGAACAAACTCGATTTGCATTGCGTGAAAGAATGAAAGTGCAATCTGCTCAAATTATTGCACTTGCAGAAGCAGAAGCTACAGCAAAACGAAACCTTGCTACAGCAACTAATCTTGCAACGATGGCGGCAAAAGGTTTGCAAAGTGTAATGGCTTTACTTGGTGGTCCAGCTGGTGTGATTGGTATTGCTGCTACATCATTATTATTTTTTAGTTCACAAGCGGCAGAAGCTCGACAATGGGCATTGGATACATCTGTTGCTAACCAAGCTTTAGCTGAATCTTATGATCAAATCACCGAAGCGGCATTATCTCTTAAAATTACAAAACAGCTTGAGGATATAGAAAAATATTACGCTGAGATTGAAAAATTAAAAGCCGGTGCAAAATCAAAAAACATTAATGGTGATTTTGATGGTTTCACAGTCGTTAATGCCCAAACAGAAGCTGAAATTGAAAAAGTTAATGCTCAAATCGGCACGATGACAGAGAATGCTGATAAAGCTAAACAAGCTCTTGAAAAAATGCTTTCTCCACTTGGCGAGAAAATGCTTCGATCAGGTAAAAATATTGATGAAGTGCGGCAGAAATTCAAGTTGCTTGGTGTATCAGCTGAAACAGCAGATAACATTATAGCTAACTTGCCGAAAAGCTTTAATGATACAGCTAATAGTGCAAATAAAGCCGCAGACAAGACGTTAGATTTAAAAGATGCGATGGAAAAGTTGAAAGAGAAATCTACGTCTCTTGCTCAAAGGCTTGAAGTTGCAAAACTCAAACAACAAGGTCAGGCCAAATCCGCTTATGTGTTGGCTGGTCTTTATGAGTTGCTTGGAAAGGAAGGTGCTGAATACAACGAAGTATTGATTGGTATTGCTACAGGCACAATCACTGCAGCTAATGCAGCGGATAAAGCTGTTGGATTATCACTTGAAACACTAAACAAGATTTTAGCCGGTAAAGCAACATTGGAAAAAATGTTTTCCGATGAAACCAAAGTGACAACAATTGAAACTCAAATCAAAGAAAGTCACAGCAAATCAGGTGGTCGAAAATCAAAATCATCAGGGGAAAATGCTCGAGATAGTTGGTTGAGTTTCTATGACGAAATTCGTAAGAAAAGTAGCTCTAGTCTTGCTGAGATTGACTTGGAACAAACAAGAATGTTCCAACGCTTGGAAGAGCACAACAAAAAAGGTGTTGTATCTCATCAAGAATATGAAACAGCAAAAACAGCTATCACTGAGCGGTTTGCTCGTCAACGGTTAGAGCTTGCAGGGAAGTATGCGCCTGAGAAATTATTACGTGCGAACTTAAATGATGAGTTGGCGGTAGTTGAAGAGCTTAAAAAAGCAGGACAGCTTACAGGTGGTGAAGCTAATACTGCTGAATTGCAATTGAAGTTTGATTATGCTCAAAACAGATCTCAAAGTGCGGTCAATCCATTAGATCAATTACGCGCACTTTATGATCCGCAACAAGAGCTAATTAATCAACAAACGCAAGAGCTTGCTCAGCTCCAAGCATTTAACGATCAAAAGTTAATCACGGAAGAAGAATTCCAGCAACGCAAACAGCAAATCATTGAAAAATACAGAAATAGCCAGTTCCAAGAACAAATGGGGCTTTATGCTACTGGATTAAATGATCTTGGCAGTGCGTTTGGAACTTTAACATCAATCGTTGAACAATCAGCCGGTAAGCAATCTGCAGCTTATAAAGCAATGTTTGCAGTATCAAAAGCGTTCGCCATTGCAGAAGCTACGGTTAAACTATCTCAAGCTGTCGCACAAGCGATGGCAGATACAACCGCACTTACTCCTGCTCAAAAATTTGCAAATATGGCAACGGTTGCAGCGGCTGGTGCTAATGTTATCTCTCAAATCACTAGCGTAGGATTTGCTAAAGGCGGTCATGTTGTCGGTGAGGGTACAGGAACAAGCGATTCCATATTGGCTCGATTATCTAACAATGAATTTGTTATGACATCCCGTACAGTTGATCACTATGGTGTTGGATTTATGAATGCCTTAAATCAACGCAGATTCCCTAAATTTGCAAATGGCGGTCATGTTGGTGGCAAATCTGATAGTTATGATGGATTGTTTAGCGGTGGTGGAGCATCAACTAATAACGAAGTATCAATAACAATAAATATTGATAAAAACGGAAATGAAAGTGTAACTGCTGAGCAAAAAGCTGCACAAGGTAAAGAGCTTGCACTAGCAATCCAAGCAAATGTACTTGAAGTGTTAAGAAAACAACGTCGTCCAGGTGGAATGCTTGGATAAGGAGATAAGATGGCTTTAAAAACATTGCCTTGGTGTCCACAGCCTGGTTATTCGGTTGATGAAGAACCAAAGCGGAAAGTGCTTAATTTTGGAAATGGCTATCAGCAACGGATGGAAGACGGGATTAATACGCTTTTGCGTAAGTATTCCGTTACATTCAAAGTAAAAAACAAAGAATCGGCACAATTCCGCAACTTTATGAAAGAACACGGCGGAGTTCGTGCCTTTTATTTTAAGGATGTGGCACTTGGTGGTGAATTAGTGAAGGTGGTTTGTCCTAAATTTCCACGATCTGTTACCAAAACTCACACCACTTTCACGTGCGAGTTCGAGGAAGTAGTTTAAATCCTTTAAAGTAGTTTAAAAGAAATTGAAAGGTTGAGTTGTGAAAATACATCTCACAAAGCAAGAATGTAGAAGTCCTTCCTCACTACAAGAGATACTTGCTTTGTTATGATGTTACAACGCAATCGGAAAAAATAAACCCCGAAGCGTTTGCAGCACTTCGGGGTTTTATTTACCCCTTATCCAAGTTTAGCAACTAAGGAGCAATTTTGATTAAGTATACACCAAAACATCAAGTAAAGGTAGGTGGAAAAATGTCAGAAAAAGATGCGGGAATTGTTGGAAAGCGTTTAGCTAATTCAGCACTGATTATTGCTGTATGTTGGGGATTAAGTGCTTTGATTATGGCAACTGCTTATTTTCTAAAATAGAGATAGGAGAAACTATGCCAAAAACTCTACCCTCAAAAATGGCACAAGAATTGCCGAAGCTCGAACAAGGTGCATTAATTGAATTATGGGATATTGATTTACGCCATATTACCCCGACTAACGGTTCTAATACTGCAGGTGAATTATATCGATTCCACAACGGTTTAAACCAAGGGCGAACCAATATTTGGTGGCAGGGGAATGAGTATCAAGCCTATCCAATTAAAGCAGATGGCTTTGAAATTAGTGGACAAGGCCCAAGTTCTCGTCCGACATTAACAGTATCTAACCTGTATGGAATCATTACTGGCATTGCGGTTAATTTAGGACAAGGCGTTGGTGGTAAAGTTACTCGTAGATTGGTTTATGCGCAGTTCCTTGATGCTCGCAATTTCGAAGATGGCAAAAACGCTCAGGCAGATCCTACACAAGAAGCTGTGAGTTATTACATCATTGAGCAATTAAAAAGCCTTGATGATAAACAAGCTACTTTTGAACTGGCATCACCTGCAGAAACGGATAACGCAAAAATACCGCTATTAATGATTACATCTGATGTTTGTATTTGGCAATATCGTTCGCCACAATGCGGTTATACAGGTGGACCTGTTGCCGATGAATTTGATAAACCAACGAACGACCGTAAAAAAGACAAATGCTCGCATTGTATCCGTGGTTGTAAATTGAGATTTGGTGAGAATGCCGTGTTACCGTTTGGCGGTTTCCCAAGCACAACTCAGTATGGGAATTGATCATGATTATTTCTGACAAATTAAAAAAAGAAATACTGTCACACGCTAAAAGCACAGAGCCACAAGAATGTTGTGGCTTTGTTGTATTTAAAGACGGTTTTTCTTATATCCCTTGCGAAAACATCTCACACGATCCTGTTAATTTTTTTGAAATATCGCCAGATGATTTTATTCTTGCTGAAGAACGTGGTGTCATTGTAGCGTTGGTTCATTCTCACCCTGATTCAGCTTTTGGAAAAGGATTACCATATTTATCCATTGCTGACAGAGAATGTCAGGTTAGAACACAGTTAGATTTTTGGCTGGTGGTGGATGACGACATTAAACAGTTCCGTTCTATTTCACCGCTGATTGGTCGCCAATTTGAAAACAATAAACAAGATTGCCGAAATATCATTCTTGATTGCTATATGTTATCTGGCATTGATTTACCCGATGATTCTAAATATGAGTTTGATTGGTTTGAAAACTCAAACTTATATGAAGATGGTATGAAACGGTGTGGCTTTTTTAAATTATCACAAGATGAACCTGTCCAGATTGGCGATGTAATCTTAATTAAAGTCGGTGCAAATGTAGCTAATCACGCTGGAGTGTATCTAGGTGATCAGATGATGATTCATCATAGTGAAAGTCGTCTCTCTGCACGAGTACCTTATGATGGTTTTTGGCTTAATTCCACACATTCAATTTGGAGATATTCAGAATGGCAAAAATTAAATTTTATGGCGATCTTAAACGATTTGGCCGTGAGCCGATTGAACTTGAAGTAAGTAATTTCAGAGAATTGATGAGTGGACTGTTATCTCAAATTAGTGGCTTACGTGAGCATTTGAGAAATGGCTATTATAAAGTTCGTATTGGCAGTAAATATCTATCCGAAGAACAATTAAAAACAACGCCTATTATATCATTGAAAAATGATTGTACGGTGCATTTCACACCAGTGATTGTTGGCTCTGGTAAAAATGGTGCGGGAATATTTCAAATTGTTGCCGGCATTGTAATTATTGCAGCGAGTATTATTAGTTACCAATATTATGGTGTCGGATATGGTACAGCATTAATGTTTGGTATGTCTGGTGCAGCCATGGCATTAGGTGGCGCAATAACATTGCTTTCTAGACCGCCAGATATGAATACTAAAATTGATGAAGGTGAAAAGAAACAAAGTACATCATTTAGCAATCTTCGTAATTTAACTCCACAAGGGAGACCTATTCCGTTATTGTACGGCAAGATGATGACCAGTCTTGTACTGGTGTCTCAAGGGATTGAAACATTTGACGATGTTTAGGTAGTAAATCAGTATATCATTAATAAATTTAACCGCTTATAGGCACTGCTTATAGGCGGTTTTCTTTTAAAGAGGTACTTATGGGCGGTAAAAGCCAAGGTTCAGCGCGCACACCACATGAAGCACCTGATAGCCTTCGTTCTTCACAACGATTACGTGCTATTGGTTTAATCTCTCTTGGTCCAATCAAAGGTCCAGCCAATAAATGGAAATCGACTTACTTTGACAATACGCCAATCCAAAATGCAAACGGTGTTGATGATAATGATGAGTCAAGTTTCAATTTCAAAAACACAGAGATAGCATATACACTCGGCACGCAGGATCAAATGCCGCTACAAGGCTTTGAAATGTCAGAGCGTGAAGTATCAGTTGGTGCTGAAATTAAAAATGTTACCCCTGTAACAAGAACCGTCATTGATCCTGATGTGACACGTCTCAGAATTACATGTGGTGTAAGTGCGTTATTTTCTCAAAATGAGAATGGCGACACAGAGGGAACATCTGTATCACTCGAAATTTTAATCAATGGACAAAGCCGCACAGTAAAAAATATTAATGGTAAATCATCATCTCGTTTTTATCGCAGTTATATCATTGATAATTTACCGCCTAAACCATTTACCATTACAGTCAAAAGATTAACGGCTGATAGTAAATCACAGCGGTTACAAAATGGCACTCACTGGGTCAGTTACACGGAAATAATTGACACCAAACTGTCATACCCAAACATGGCATTAATTGGCATTAAAACGGATTCACGCTATAACCCAAATTTCCCTAATGTAAATCTATTGCTTTATGGCCGATTGGTTAAAGTGCCAAGTACATATAATCCTGAAACAAGAACGTATGCACCGGGTATTTGGCGCGGTGACTGGAAAGAAGAGTGGACTGATAACCCCGCATGGATTTTTTACGACTTAGTCACTAATTCTTTAGCTGGATTAGGTAAACGAATTGGGGAATATGGATTAGATAAGTTTCAGCTGTATCAAATTGCAAAATACTGTGATGAATTAGTCGATGATGGATATGGTGGCAAAGAACCACGAATGGTATCTAATCTATGGATTACAGAACAGCGTGATGCCTATAACGTGCTATCAGACATGGCATCTGTTTTCCGCTCTATTGCAATATGGAATGGAACGCAGTTTTCAGCCATCCAAGATAGAACATCAGATCCAGTTTGTTTATATACTCAATCAAATGTAGTTGATGGTAAATTCTCTCGCCAATTCGCAGCAGGAAAGACAATTTTCACCGCAGTAGAAGTTGAATATGCTGATGAACGTAACTTCTATCAAAAGGCGGTTGAGTACGTTGCTGATGATTTAATGATTTCTCGCTATGGCTATAACGTTAAGAAAATTACAGCTTACGGCTGTACAAGTCGTGGGCAAGCTCACCGATACGGCAAATGGGTATTAGAAACATCTCGTCTTGAGCAATGTACTATTACCTTTGTAGTAGGCCTCCAAGGATTATTGCATTTGCCAGGTGACATCATTGAAATTGCTGATAATGATTTTGCGGGTAAAACACTTGGTGGACGCGTTGTAGCGATAAACGGAAAGACAGTAACGCTTGATCAACCTGTAGAAATTACTGGTAATAGCTATTTAAGCTATCTCAATGATGAAATGCAGTTGGTGAAAATCAAAATCATCAATGCAGATAATACAAATAAATCAGTTGTTACATTAGAAACCAATCCTGTTGGTTTGAACGTAATGGATGATTGGGTGTTAAAAACACCGCAAGTATCTACTCAGCTTTACCGTGCTCTCGGCATTACTGAAAACGATGACGGAAGTTATACTATAACTGCACTGCAGCATGAACCACAAAAAGAAGCGATTATTGATGGTAGTGCAAGCTTTGTGCCTGTTGTTACGACCATGCACAATGGACTAACAAAAGTAACTAATGCTGATGTAGTTTATAGCGCTGACGGTATAAAACTCACTTGGTCAGTACCCACAACAGATACGTTATTAACCTATGAAGTGCGGTTATATCGCAACGGAAAGGTTTTTAAAACATATCTAAACTTAAAAAATCCAGAAATATCATTTGAAGGATTGCCTGATGGTAGTTATACCGCAGAAATCAGAGCTAAAAACCAAAGTGGCCAACTGTCAGATCCCGTAACACGATCATTTGAGATTAATCTCAACATCCCTAGATTTGTTACTAAATCCTTGTTGTTTGCTATTGAGCTTGATTGGGATTTACCTAAGACATTTACACCTGGGTTTAGCACTGAGATTTGGCGTAGCAATACAAATGACATAAGCACTGCAGTGAAAGTGGCAACCTTGCCATATCCTCAAAGTAACTATGTTATCAATGGTGTGCCTTTATCGACAGGCTATTACTTTTATTTACGAGGAGTAGATAAACAAGGTAACAAAGGTGAATTTACCGAAGCAGTATTTGGTGAAGCAGATCATAATCCTGATAACTTGTTAAATGCGCTGGAAGGTAAAATCACCAAGTCACAACTTGGTCAAGAGCTTATTAACTCCATTAAAGCCGATATTAATAATGCTGTTGGCGAAGAAGCTAAAACAAGACAAACCGCTGTCGCAGGTGCATTAGCTCAAATAGCTGCACAAGCTCAATCATCAGGAACCGCAATTAAAAATCTTGAAAAAGCAGACCAAGCACAAGCTGAAACAATTAAAACTGTGACAGCTAAGGCGGAGTCAGCTTTATCGGGCATTACTGAAGTAAGACAAGCTCAAGCGCAAAGTGATAAAGCGAATGCACAACAAATTAACGCATTAACCGCTAAAGTTGGCAAAGCAGAATCAACAGTATCACAGGTGAGTAGTGCTGTAGCAGGACTTAATGGCAAAGTTAGCTCGATGCACACAATTAAAACACAAGCTATTGCTGGTGGACGGACTGCTGTTGCAGGTATCGCACTTGGTGCAAATCAAGAAGAAAGCTCGGTCATTGTTATGGCTGATAAATTCGGGATTGTGGCAAATGCTAATGATGGCAATGTCAAACCTGTATTTAGTGTAGCTGATGGTCAAGTAGGTATTCGTGGTGATTTGGTTGTGGCAGGTTCAGTTACACGAGATAAGTTATCGTCTGAAGGTGGTGGAAATCTGTTGATGAATCCACTATTCGACAATGACGGTTACGGCTGGCGTGATGCAAACGCTAAAGGCGGTGATTGGAATAACTGTCCAAATACTTGGGTAGAACAACGAATCCAAAACGATAACAATTACACGCCGAAAGGACTAGAAAAAGAACGTTGGCGCTGGCTTGGAATAAGTGGAACAGTTGAACAATTCAACATCGCAGCAGACAGACAGCCATGGGTTGATGTCGTACGAGGATTTCAAAGTGTTGTTAAAGATAAGTGGTACATTTTTTCTGCTTATGTTGGTGGCTGGAATTGTGGCGGACAAGTAATTGTTGAGAAATATTCTGCGAATGAGCAAAGTTATCAAGGCGTTGTCGCATCAGCTTACGCTGGTGCAAGTAACGTACATAACAAACCCTCTAATTACCTTGATGCGCCAACTGGCTACTTTGAGCGAGGTGTAGCACAAGATACCAAGCGAGTTTTTGTTAAATTTAAAGCTCCGGATACAGGCAAAGTGCTGTTTGTTTTTAGGGTGCATTTGTACGCTAAAAATGTTACTGCAGCAGACTTTTTTGTCGCCCGCCCAATGCTTGAAGAGTGTACCGAGCATACGACCGAACCAAGTCCTTGGCAAAATGCTGGAGTAACTCAGGTTCACGGTGGCAGTATCATTGCAAACACAATCCGTGGCGACCATATACAGGCTAATCAGGAGATTAGAGCGCCAAGAATAACTGGTGGTGTCATTACTGGTAACACCGTTAATGGTGCAACAGTTAATGGTGGCACGGTTAATGGTGCCGTGGTAAGCGGTGGTACAGTAAAGGGTGCAATTGTTGAAGGTGGCGTAATCAGAGCTGCAAGGCTCGAAGGCGTAACTGGTAAATTCACCGGCACGCTCGAAGTTAATCAATTGGTCGGTGGTAATTTGTGCGAGGTGGCTATTATCACTGTTCATAGAACTCTTGGATTCTATCAAGTGTGGATAAACATAGCCCCCTCACCTGTTAAGCGAATTTTCTTCATTGTTAATTCACACAAAACATTCACAGTTGAGGCTAATAAATCGCACAGGTTTTTATATACAAATCATGATGAAGATCCACCAGAGTTTTTTGAGTTTAGAGATGGTCGTACCGCTAAAATGTGCATTACAGCATACGCAGTATCAGACACAAGAACAATAACACAAGACTAGGAGTAAACATGACAACATTGGCAAAACAACAGAGAAAACGGTCAAATCGTAATTTAATCAACCTTAACTAAAACCACCGCACTTTGATAAATCGAGTGCGGTTTTCTTTTATCCAAATATCCAAAATCAGGAGCAATCCAATGAAATTTATTGAAAAAAATATTGAAGATGCACGCACTGGTTCAATTTCAGAACATCATACTGTAACAGGCTTGCAACTTGACTATGTTAATAATAGTACTTTTGTAACCATCTCATCTTACGTGTCAAAAGCCAAAAAAGACGAGGGAAAAGAGAGTTTAAGCGTTAATACGTTTACTATCCCAGGCGTGCCTGGGTGGGATGCAATCCCGTATGAATGGGCGTTGGCGGAATTAGTTAAAGCGCAACCTGAAGATTTTGTACCTGAAACATACATCGGTTATGTCAATCCGTATATGTTTGCTGGTGGTAAAATTAAAGACCAATAAATAATAAAAGCGGGGGTTATCCCCGCTATTTCAACTCTCTACGTTCATTATCAAAAATTCCCCTATAAGCTCGTCTAATATCTCTTTCTCGTCTTGATTGCCCTTTATTTTGCAGTAAACAAAAGCCCTGTAACATTTTTAAGTAACAGGTTATCCACAGGGCTTATTCGTTCCGAAAGAAAATTAGCGCATATTGATTTATAAAGAAAATTTCATAGTGAAATCACAATCATTTCGGAACATAAAATCGCGCTAAAAGCCGTTAAATAAACATCGCTTTTATAATGTGTAAAACTTGGATTTTTATCG